ATTCAGTGCTCGAACACGGGCGAGCTGGCGGTAGGCTTTGGCCGTAAGGTGCGTAACTTGGTGGACACCGAGACGTACCACGATGTGTTTCCTGAGCTGTCGCTCTCAACCGACTCCAAAGCTGCGGGGCGGTGGAACACATCCAAGGGCGGTGACTATTTTGCGATCGGTGTGGGCGGTACGGTGACCGGTAAGGGTGCCGACGTGCTCATCATTGACGACCCGCACTCAGAACAAGAAGCTGCGATGGCGGCGACCAACCCCGACGTGTATGACAAAGTGTACGAGTGGTATACGTCAGGTCCACGTCAGCGTCTGCAGCCGGGTGGGGCGATCATTATGGTGATGACGCGCTGGGCCCAGAGAGATTTGACCGGTCAGGTGCTCAAGTCTGCGGCTCAGCGATCGGGCGAAGAGTGGGAGGTCATTGAGTTCCCAGCCATCCTGCCATCGGGCAACCCGCTGTGGCCACAGTTTTGGTCCATCGAGGAGCTGGAGGCGCTGAAGGAAGAACTGCCTAATAGTAAGTGGCAGGCGCAGTACCAGCAGAACCCGGTGGGCAACGAGTCCGCGATCGTCAAGCGTGACTGGTGGCAGTGGTGGGAGGAGGATCGCCCGCCAGAGTGCGAGTACATCCTGCAGACTTGGGACACGGCGTTTGAGAAACACCAGCGGGCCGACTATTCGGCTGGCACGACGTGGGGGGTGTTCACTCACCACAAGGATCAGTCCAAGAACATCATCTTGCTCAACACATATAAGAAGCGCGTCGAGTGGGTTGACCTCAAGAAAGACGTGCTCGCTGAGTACCGGGAGTACGAGCCCGACGGCCTGTTGATTGAGAAGAAGGCCACGGGTGCACCTTTGATCTATGAGTTGAGGGCGATGGGCATACCGGTCCAAGAGTACACGCCAAGCAAGGGGCAGGACAAAATCGCCCGCTTGAACTCAGTCTCAGACATAATTGCCAGTGGGAAAGTGTGGGTTCCCCGTACGCGCTGGGCGGAAGAGTTGGTCGATGAGATCGCTGCGTTTCCCTCCGGTGAGCACGATGACTTGGTTGACGCTACTACTTTGGCCCTTATGCGGTTCCGCCAAGGTGGGTTCTTGCGCTTGCCGGTGGACGAGCCCGAGGAAATTCAATGGTTTAAGGGTCCCCGTAGGGATCGGTTCTACACAGTCTAAGGACACATCATGGCAATGGAAAAAGGTTTGTACGCAGCTCCAATGGGTTTAGAGGACATGATTGGCGGCATGTCAGGCCCCCCGATTGAGATTGAGGTCGAGGACCCCGAGAGTGTCTCTATTGGCATTGGTGATTTTGAACTGGAGATCGAGCCGAAAGAAAGCACTGCCGAAGACTTCAACTCCAACTTAGCGGAGTTCATGGACGAGCGCGAGCTGCAGTCGCTGGGCTCCGAGCTGATCAGTGATTTCACCAAAGACATTGGCGATCGCAAAGAGTGGATGCAGACGTATGTGGATGGCCTGAAGCTGCTGGGGCTGAAGTACGAAGATCGTACCGAGCCATGGCAAGGCGCGTGCGGCGTGTTCCACCCCATGCTGACCGAGTCCGTTGTAAGGTTTCAGTCAGAAGCCATGACCGAGACGTTCCCAGCGCAGGGGCCAGTCAAGACCAACATCATTGGCAAAGACACCCCACAGGTGCAGGACGCAGCCACCCGCGTACGCGAGGACATGAACTACCAGCTCACCGAGGTGATGACTGAGTATCGCCCCGAGCATGAGAAGCTGTTGTGGAACTTGCCACTGGCGGGTAGCGCGTTCAAGAAGGTCTACTACGACCCGAGCAAAGGACGCCAAGCAGCGATGTTCATTCCTGCCGAGGACATCGTTGTGCCGTATGGCGCGTCGAACCTTGAGTCTGCCGAGCGTGTCACGCACGTCATGCGGAAATCACCGAACGAGATTCTGAAGTTGCAGGACGCTGGGTTCTACTGTGACGTGGACTTGGGCGAGCCATCAAACGAGCTCGATGACATCGAGAAGCAGAAGGCCGAAGAGATGGGCATGACCGCTACGCACGACGAGCGGTTCCGTATTCTTGAGATGCACATTGACTTGGACCTCAAAGGTTTCGAGCACAAGGGCAAAGACAAAAAGCCCACGGGGATCGCACTGCCATACGTGGTGACGGTTGAGAAGGGTACTGGGAAAATCTTGGCTATTCGTAGGAATTGGTATGAAGGCGACGAGCTCCACACAAAACGACAGCACTTCGTCCACTACCAATACATCCCCGGTTTTGGCTTCTACGGCTACGGCCTCATCCACCTCATTGGTGGGTATGCTAAGTCTGCCACTATGCTTATTCGTCAGCTTGTTGATGCTGGCACGTTGTCAAACCTCCCCGGGGGCCTCAAGTCCCGTGGCCTCCGAATCAAAGGTGACGACACCCCGATCGCTCCCGGTGAGTTCCGAGACGTGGATGTGCCCTCCGGCTCAATCCGTGACAACATCCTGCCATTGCCGTACAAAGAGCCGAGTCAGGTTCTGTACACCCTATTCGACCGTATAGTCCAAGAAGGCCGTGCGTTTGCATCCAGCGGTGACATGAAGGTGAGCGACATGTCGTCGCAAGCCCCAGTGGGTACCACTCTGGCCATCCTTGAGCGCACACTGAAGGTGATGACCGCGGTTCAGGCTCGCCTGCACTACGCCATGAAGATGGAGTTCAAACTCCTGAAGGTCATCATCGCTGACTACACCCCAGATGCGTACGACTACGAGCCGGAGGACGGTGATCGTTCGGTGAAGAAAGCCGACTACGATTTGGTGGACGTGATCCCTGTGAGCGACCCCAACGCGGCCACAATGGCGCAGAAGATCGTTCAGTATCAGGCAGTGCTGCAGCTGGCCCAGAGCGCACCGAACTTGTACAACTTGCCGCTCCTGCACCGCCAGATGATCGAGGTGTTGGGTATCAAGAATGCTTCCAAGCTTGTACCTATGGAGGAAGATGCAATTCCTGTGGACCCAGTGTCAGAGAACCAAGCGGTGCTCAATGGCAAGCCGGTCAAGGCGTTTATCCAACAGAACCACGAGGCGCACATCCAAGTGCACATGGCTGCAATCCAGAGCCCCAAGGTCCAGCAGTTGCTGCAGATGAACCCCGCAGCGCAAAGCATCATGGCCGCAGCGATGGCGCACATCAACGAGCACATTGCACTGGAGATGCGCAAGCAGGTCGAGATGGCGATGGGTATGCCACTGCCGACCGAGGAGCAGAACAAGCAGGTTTCCCCAGAGCTGGCCGACAAGATTGCCATGATGGCAGCGCAAGCATCGCAGCAAATTTTGCAGCGCGACCAGCAGCAAGCGGCCCAACAACAAGCTCAACAGCAAGCGCAAGACCCAGTGGTCCAGATACAACAGCAAGAACTTCAGATCAAGCAGCAAGAGCTCAAGCTCAAAGAGCAGAAGCAACAGATCGACGCCGCGGCCAAGGCCGACCAGATTCGTGTCGAGGAGGCTCGCATCGAGGCGCAGAAGGAAATCGCGGCCATGCAGGTGGGTGCCACCGCTGCCGCTGCACGCGACAGACTCAAGCAACAGATGGAGGCCGACGGTGTCCGCATGGGGCTTGACGCAGCTAAGCACAAAGCTCAGATGGCGCAGCAAGCACGTCAGCAAGCCAACCAGAGCAACAAACCTCCTAAGAAGGAGAGCAAATGAAGGACTATCAGATTCTGGCCTATACGGTCAAACAACTTGTAGAACAGCGTGGCTCTTACGAAGACGCGGTCAGCCGCGGCAACGCCAAGGACCATGCTGAATACAAACACCTCTGCGGGCTTATCCAAGGTCTAAAGCAAGCAGAGGACATCATTAACGACCTTGTGCACAAAATGGAGAAGTCTGATGACTGAATTTGACGCTTCGGCGGTTGACCTATCAGGTATTCTGAACAAGAACACCGAGGACAAAGCCAAGCAATTGCCTGACCCAAAAACCTTTCGCCTTCTGTGCGTCGTACCGGAAGCAATGGAAGAGTATGCGGACAGCGAAGTGGGCATCATTAAAGCTGGCCAGTCCATGCACTACGAGGAGGTCCTGACTCCCGTTCTGTTTGTGGTCAAGCTTGGCCCGGATGCCTATGCAGACAAAACCCGATTCCCTAACGGGCCGAGCTGCAAGCAAGGTGACTTCGTCATCGTGCGCCCCAATTCAGGCACCCGCTTGAAAATCCACGGTCGCGAGTTCCGCATCATCAACGATGATTCGGTTGAGGCCGTTGTCGAGGACCCGCGTGGCATCAGCCGCGCTGCATAAGGAGTAAGCATGGCTAAATTTGGTGAAGATTTTGAGTTTCCTGACGAGAAGGAAGCCAAAGGCGCAAAGACCACCGACGACAGTCTCGACATCGAGATTGAAGACGATACGCCCCCCGCAGATCGTGGTCGCAAACCCATGAAAGAGCCAGTGGAAGACCCCACTGAGGATGAACTTGCCTCGTATGACGAGAAGGTTCAGGCTCGCATTAAGAAGTTCACTCGTGGCTACCACGACGAGCGCCGTGCCAAAGAAGAAGCCCTGCGCGAGCGCGAGGCCGCTGAAACTTTCGCCCGTCAGGTGTTCGAGGAGAACAAAAAACTCCAGCAGCAGTTGTCCAGCGGAAGCAAGCAGTTCATCGAGACCTCCAAATCTGCCGCCGAAACTGAGTTGCAAGCAGCTAAGCGCCGGTTCAAGGAAGCTTATGACTCGGGTGATTCCGACGCATTGGCCGACGCACAAGCGGATGTTGCACAAGCTACTTTGAAGCTCGATCGTGCTACTACCATGAAGCCGATTGAGGTTGAAGAGAAGGAATACAAAACTGCCGCACCCGCAGCAGAACCCGCCAAAGTTAGCCCACGCACGCAGCGTTGGGTTGATGCCAATAAGGATTGGTGGGGTCAGGACGAAGAAATGACTATGACTGCAATGGGTATTGACAAGAAGTTGCAGCGCGAGTATGGTTCTGACTACGTTGGTAGTGAGGAGTACTTCAAAACTATCGACCGCACTATGCGCAAGCGTTTTCCCGAGCACTTTGAAAGTGAGCGGAGCGATGAGGAAGATAATGACCCGCCTCAACGAAAGAGGTCAGAACCGGCTTACGAGGATGAACCTCCACGCCGTGCAACAAAACCTGCTGCCGTTGTAGCTCCGGCTTCACGCAGCACTCCACCTAGTCGTATGCGACTGAAGGCATCCGAAGCAGCGATTGCTCGCCGTCTTGGGGTTCCTTTGGACCTTTACGCCAAACAGGTTGCTATGCTTAATAGAGGTGAATGAAAATGACTGAAGTTCAAACCAAACCGCAAAATCGGATGACTCGTGAGCTGGACTCCCGTGAAGTGACGTTTCAACGTCCCAAAGCGTGGCGTGCACCCGAGACTTTGCCAATGCCCGACGAACGTCCGGGCTGGACGCATCGTTATGTCCGAATCAGCATGATGGGGCAAGCTGACGCCAGCAATATCTCTAGTAAGTTTCGCGAAGGGTACGAACCCGTGAAAGCGGACGAATATCCCGAGCTCATGATGCACGCTACCACTGAAGGCCGCTTTAAAGGTGGCATTGAAGTGGGTGGACTGTTGCTCTGCCGCATCCCTTCAGAGTTTCTTAAACAGCGCGAAGCTTACTACTCCGCGCAGAATAAGGCCCAGATGGATTCAGTGGACAACGCTTTCCTTCGTGAGAGTGATCCTCGGATGCAGAAATTTTCGGAAAAAAGCACCAAGGTCACTTTCGGTTCTGGTTCTAAATAAAGGAGTCTTAAATGGCTTATCCCCTGATCGCAGCGCCTTACGGCCTGAAGCCGATCAACCTGATCGGTGGGCAAGTTTTTGCGGGTTCCACTCGCAACTTGCCAATTCAATACGGCTACAACACGAACATCTTCTACGGTGACTTCGTGGTGTTGTCGCGTGGTTTCATCACCCGCGCAGCCGTTTCCACTGGCACCGCCGCTAACCAAGTGACGGGCATTTTCTTGGGCGTGACCTTCACCAACCCAATCACCAAGCAGAAGCAATTCCAGCAGTTCTGGCCCGCCAGCACTTTGGCTGGTGATGCTGAAGCTGTTGTGTGCGACGATCCCGACACCGTGTTCAAAGCTGTGGTTTGCTCCGCAACAACCGTTGTGGCTTCTGGCAGCTTGGCAATGGTCGGCACCAACCTGTCGATGATTGACAACGGCGCTGTGGCCTCCAGCCTGAGCACCGGCAACTCTGCAAACGCTGTGTTGGCTCCTACAGCCACTCCCGTCTCTACGATCCTGCCGGTTCGTTGCGTTGGTGTTGTGCCTGATACCGCCATCACCGTGTCTGCACTGGGTAGTTCCAGCGCCACCACCATTACCTTGACCGGTACTGGCCTCCCCGCTGCAATCCCTATCGGTACTAGCGTAGGCTACGTTGCCGCCAACGGTCAGTTGATCAACACTGGTTCGTTTGTGACTGCCGCAGCTGTTGCTGGTGCCACCTCGGTGACCCTCAACGCTCAGCCAACCGTTCTCGGTTCGGGCGCGAACATCCCGGCAGCGTCCACAATCACGTTCACGCAGTATCCAGAAATTCTGGTGAAGATGAACCTGTTGGTGCATGGCTACTACAGCTCTGCAACCGCCTAATAAGGAGTAACTCACCATGGCTATTTCACGCGCACAACTGCTCAAAGAGCTGCTCCCCGGTCTGAACGCTTTGTTCGGTCTGGAATACGCCCGCTACGGCGAAGAGCACAAGGAAATCTACGAAACCGAGACTTCCGAGCGTTCTTTCGAAGAAGAGACCAAGCTGTCTGGCTTCTCTGCAGCTCCTGTCAAGGCTGAAGGCTCCGCCATCTCCTATGACAATGCTCAAGAAGCATGGACTACCCGCTACAACCACGAAACCATTGCCTTGGGTTTCTCGATCACTGAAGAAGCGATCGAAGACAACTTGTACGACAGCTTGTCTGCTCGTTACACCAAGGGTTTGGCTCGTGCCATGGCGTACACCAAGCAGGTCAAGGCGGCTTCCGTCCTGAACAACGGCTTCTCCGCTGCCTACCCCGGTGGTGACGGCGTTGCTCTGTTCAGCACTGCCCACCCTCTGGTCAACGGCGAGCGCAACAGCAACACCCCCACCACCCAAGCTGACCTGAACGAGACTTCCTTGGAAGCCGCCGTTATCCAGATCGCCGCTTGGACTGATGAGCGTGGTTTGCTGATCGCCGCTAAGCCTAAGAAGCTGATCGTGCCTCCAAGCCTGCAATTCGTTGCTACTCGTCTGTTGGAAACCGAACTCCGCGTCGGTACTAACAACAACGACATCAACGCGATCAAGAACAACGGTGCTGTGCCTGACGGTTACACCATCAACCACTTCTTGACCGACAACAACGCTTGGTTCTTGACTACTGACGTGCCTAACGGTATGAAGCACTTTATCCGTACTCCGCTGCAAAACAGCATGGATGGAGACTTCGACACCGGTAACGTGCGTTACAAGGCCCGCGAGCGTTATTCGTTCGGCTGGTCTGATCCATTGGGCGTCTTTGGCTCTAGCGGTTCCTTCTGATAAAAGAAACCAAAGTAGCAAAAAAGGGACCTTCGGGTCCCTTTTTCTTTGGCTGTTGACTTGTATCACACGTACTGTATACTACAGGCTTTCTAGCTTTATACCGGAGATACGAATGGCAGTCATCTACCAAATCACCAACATGGTCAACGGCAAATACTACATAGGCAGTGCAGAGTCTTTTGCTCGTCGGGAATGGCAGCACAAGTACGACCTGAAACGCAACGCGCACAAGAACCCCCGTCTACAAGCCGCGTGGAACAAGTACGGTGCCGAGGCGTTTGTGTTTGAAGTGCTGGAAACTGTGCCAGAGGGCGTGTCTGTTTTTGATTGCGAGAATGGGTATTTACATGTGCATGTTGGGAAGCCAGAGTGCTACAACGTCAACACGGATGCTATTGGTATGCGCACAGGAATCCCCCATACGCAAACAAGTAAAGATAAGGTAAGCACAAATAGAAAAGGCAAGCACGCAGGCACAGAGCATTACCGTTACGGGCAAGAAGTTTCAGCTGAAGTCCGGGAGAAAATAGGCGCAGCCCAACGCGGTGTTTCAAAAGGCCCACGCACCTTCACCCCCGAAGGGCTGGAGCGGGCTCAAGAAAACATGAAGCGCAACGCCAAGCCGCAGGTGCCCGCCGACTTTGAAGCGGTCTATGCCAAGTTCCCTGCTGATGTTCAGGCCAAGTACGACTTTGCCACCGCCGTCTATACCGGTGCACTGGTTAGGATTGAGGGGGTGTTCTGTGAACAGCATGGCACGTTCTCTCAGTACGCCGCCCGTTTCAGAAAAGGAGCGGGGTGCCCCGAGTGCGGCGCTGAGCAACGGGCGCGGTCAAAAAAAGCGCAAATGCTGGAAGAGTGGGCAACTCCAGAAGGCAGAGAAAAGATGCTGGCAGCTCGCCAGAAAAAAGTTGACCCCACCTAAGCGGTGGGGTATATTGAGACATCTGGGTGATCCGTCTTACCGCCACTGCCCCAGCAGACGATGCAACGATTGGTAAGGCATCTTTTGCATAAGGAGTTCCAACATGGGACGCGCAACTTTTGATGGTCCAGTTCTTTCTGGCGACAGCCGCTTTGGCCCCCTGCGTAACGTAGGCTACGCAATGCTGGCTCAGCACGTTGACATTAACTTGGCTACCACAACCGCCAACACCGCAGGTTATGGTGGCAGTTCTGGTGTTTTTGTGAACGGCAACGGCATCCCGAATGCCCCTGCTGTTGTTTATACCCCCGGCACATCGACCTATGCGCCCGTAACCATCCCCGCAGATACGGCCACCAACGTGTACCGTGGCGTGATTGCTTATTTGCCAGCTGGCTGCGACTTGGACGGCGTCAACATTGACTGCCAAACTGTTGTGGCCGTGGCCGGTGGCTCGGCATCATTGAGCTCCGTCACCGCTCTTGTTTCCAACAGCTTCACGGTGGCCGGTGGCACGCCAACTTATTTTGCGACCGGTGCCATCAGCGCCGTGGGTCGTCAAGCGTTGTCCACGTTCACTGCAGCGCAGATCACCAACCAGTCAAGCACATCGACGGACATCCTCCAGCCTAACGGCCAGCCAAACCTGTCGCAAGTTGTGATTACTCTGGCCATCGTTGGCACGGGTTTGGACACGAGGACTTCTTTGACAGGCGCGTTCTCGTTCTTTGTTCGGTACATCCAAAAAGACGGCAACATCGGCACTACGACTGCTTATCCGTTCGGCAACTTCGACTGATCAAGCTGATCAATGGCGGGGGCTTCGGCCCCCTTCTTGTAATTTAAGGAGCTGTCATGTCTGGATGGACCGTAGTAGACGCGAACTCAAACAAATCGCTGCCCATCACGGGCGTCAACTCATCCGGGGCCGTGGCCCCGTACATCAACCCCTCGCCAAACGCGCAGGACCCTGTGGGCAAGATGCGTGTTTCGCAGCCTACATCGTTGATCGACACGGACTTTGAATACGGCCAGCAGCCGACCAAGTGGGAGTCTATTGGCCTGTCCAACAACCGCCAGAGTCTCTACTACATCCCCCAAGCGGCCCGTGTAGTGACGGCGGTTACCGGTGCGGGCACCCGCACGGTTGTGGTGAGCATGGCGGACACCAGCGGCTTTTCCGTCGGGGTTCCCATTTTTGTGCAGAACGCCAACGACTCTAATGCCAACGGCTGGTATTACGTTGACGCCGTGAGTGCCAACGTATCGGTGACCTATACCGCGCAGGCCAACGTCGCAGCGGGCAACCAGTTCAACACAGAGCGCACGTTCGTATATCTTGGGTACTTGTACTCCAACTGCGGCATTCGCCTGAGCTCAACGGGTGCGTTCACGAATACCGGCACAACCGTGACATGCACAACAGCAAGCGCACACGGTTTGTCCGCAGGCTCTTTGATTTACGTGGTTGGCCTGACGGCAACCACAAACGCCCCCAACGGCGCATGGGTTGTGGCCACCACACCCACCGCCAACACATTTACGTTTGAGGTTGTCAATGCCCCTACGGGCACAATCGTGAACGTAGCGAACAACACGACCCTGTTTGCGCGACCCGCAGGCATTGTCGAATCCCGTCCGTTTGATGGCGGTGTTGCGTTCTCTGCTGGCGCTGCGGTGCCAAATTCGCAGATGATCCGCCAAACCCGACGCTACTTCCGGTACCAGTCCGGCAAGGGCATCCAGTTCTCCACGGGCTCGTCCCTGAACCCGCCGCTGTTCGTCACGAGCATCACAGCCGTTGGCACCACGGCTACTGTGACAACACGGTACAACCACAATATGGCCATCGGTGCGTCAATCCGGGTGACCAACTGCGAGCAGGGTCCGTATAACGGCACCTTTGTCGTGGCCAGCGTACCGACGCCAACTACGCTGACCTACACAATGTCGGCAACCCCTCCTGCGCTGACAGCCACTGGGTTCCCTATTCGGGTTTCCCCAGTATCGTGGTACGGATCGTCCAACCGACTTGGGTTCTTTGACCAGCAGAACGGCCTGTTTTTTGAATACGACGGGCAAACGCTGTTCGCTGTATGGCGCAACAGCGTGTTGCAGTTGGGTGGTGTTGTCAATGCCACAAGCGGCCAGACGGCAATTACTGGTACTGGGACCCAGTTCAGCACCCAACTTAAACCCGGCGACTTTGTTGTGATTCGCGGTCAGTCCTATCGAGTATTGACAATCACGTCGGACACAGCTTTGGAAGTCACGCCAGAGTACCGGGGCGTGTCGATTGTTGGGACAATCATGTCCAAGACTGAGGATGTCCGAATCCCTCAGTCGCAGTGGGCCGACCCTTTGAATGGCACTGGCCCATCCGGGTACAACATTGACCTGACCCGTATGCAGATGTGGTACATCGACTACTCGTGGTACGGCGCGGGGTTTGCGCGATTTGGCTTGCGTACCACCAAAGGCCAAGTTACCTACGTGCATCAGATCACAAACAACAACGAGCGGTACGAGGCTTACATGCGCTCGGGCAACATGGCCTCGCACTACGAGTCGAACGGCATCAGCGCGACAACGTACCTGACCAGCACCTTGGGCACTGGCGCAGCGGGGACGATCATCAACGTCAACTCTACGGCAGGTTTTGCTCCAAGTGGCGTTATTCGCGTCAGCAATCCGGGCTCTACCGGCACCGTTGAGCACATTGCCTATTCGTCCAGAACAGCCACTTCGTTCGTGGTTTCTTCCCGCGCACAGGTGGGTGGGCAGGCGTCAGCGCAGACGTTTACCTTTTCGGCAACCGCTCCAGTTATGGTGGAGTTTGCATCACCCGACACGCTGGCGTCGCTGTCTCATTGGGGCTCGTCGGTCATCATGGACGGCGGCTTTGACAACGACAAGTCGCTGGTGTTTAACTACGGCATGACGGCCCCCGTCACAACGACTGCCACGACACCCCGTGTGCTGATGGCTATTCGCGTGTCGCCGTCCGTGGACAACAACACCACAGGCGTGTTTGGTGCGCGAGAGATCATCAACCGTATGCAGTTGAAGCTGGAGTCGCTGGGCCTGTACACCACCGGCACGGGTTACCTGATCAACCTCGTGCTGAACGGCTTTGCGTCTGGCGCGTTTTCGGGGCAATTTGTTTCCCCTGTGCAGCAAGCAGGTGGCATCACTTCGTCGCTGGCGCAGATTGCGCTGAACACCAACGCAATTACCGTGACTGGTGGCGAGTCGGTGTTTGCCGGGTACACCAACCCAACAGGCGTGACTCGACTGGATTTGGCTGCCGTGCGCGATCTGGGCAACTCGATCTTGGGCGGCGGAACTACCAACGCGGTGCCCACTACGCAATCTGGCTTCTACCCCGATGGCCCTGACATTTTGTATGTTGTGGCCATTCCGTTGTCAGCCACAAGCTCCACTATCGTGGCACGCTTGGGTTGGGAAGAGGCGCAGGCTTAATATGGCAAAGAAGACTCCTTCCCTTGCGGTAGGTCGTGGCGAAAAACTCCCCGTCTCCAAGGGGGCGGGGTTGACTGCCAAAGGCCGTGCCAAATACAACGCAGCAACGGGCAGTAACCTGAAGGCTCCACAGCCCCAAGGTGGCCCTCGCAAGGACTCGTTCTGCGCACGCATGAGTGGTATGCCCGGTCCAATGAAAGACGAGAAGGGCAAGCCCACTCGTAAAGCCGCGTCACTGGCGCGATGGAAGTGCTGAGTCATGGAGATGATGTTATGGAACGTGGCGCTCAGCGCAATCGTGGCTCTCATGGGGTTCTTGCTCAAGGGTAAGTTCGATGAGATATCTCGCCTGAGCATCCTTCTCAACAGGACTCGGGAAGAAGTGGCGCGTGACCACATCACGCGTGCGGAGTTCCGGGCCGACATGCAGCAGTTGCTCGACCGGTTTGACCGGTTGGAGCGAAAAATCGACAATCTGAGGAATGGCAATGCCGTCCAGCAGTAAAAAACAAGCGGATTTTATGGACGCTGTTGCACACAACTCCACTTTCGCAAAGAAGGTAGGTGTGCCACAATCGGTTGGCAAAGACTTTTCTAAGGCAGACAAGGCTTTGAAACTCCGGTCTAGCGTACGTACCCGCCCTGACCGACAGGGTATTAACAAACCCAAAACCGACCACGGCAACGCGGCGCTTTTTAAAGAAGGTGGAATTATGAAACACGAAGACGCGAAGATGGACAAAGGCATGATGCAGAAGGCCGTGAACAAACACGAAGGTCGTTTGCACAAAGGTGAACCCATGACCAAGCTGGCCAAGGGTGGCTCAGCCTCCGCCCGCGCAGACGGATGTGCGACCAAGGGTAAAACCAAGGGCATGATGGTTACCATGGCCGGTGGTGGCAAAACCTGCTAAGGGGTAGGCTATGAAGAAATACAAAGACGGCGGTATCTATACCGCTGAAATGGGCCAACCACCTACTGACCCAGAAGGTGCGCCCCCCTCAAAGAAACCCGCGCCTAAGCCTGCGCCAAAAAAGCCTGTGCCCAAAGACTCGGTGTTTCGTGAAGGTATGCCTGTCCCCCAAGATATCGACGGTGGGTCTGCACGCAAACCCAAGAAAATGGCGAACGGCGGTACCGCTTCCGTCCGCGCTGATGGCATCGCGTCCCGGGGTAAAACCCGTGGCAAGATGTGCTGACATGATGGCCAGCCGGGGTATGGGGGCCGTAGCCCCCAGCAAAATGCCCAAGGCCAAGAAGACGGCCCGCAGGGACGATACCGACTTCGCACAATACGCTGAGGGTGGTAAAGTCAATGCGGCGGGCAACTACACCAAGCCCAGTCTTCGTAAGAGGATTGTGAGCCAAGTTAAAGCTGCGGCTACGCAAGGCACTGGAGCAGGGCAGTGGTCAGCCCGTAAAGCACAGCTTGTGGCCAAGAAGTACAAAGCCGCTGGCGGCGGGTACAGGGACTGACATGAAAGCGCCGCAGCAATCACTCAAGGATTGGGGCGACCAGAAATGGAGAACCAAAAGTGGGAAACCGTCTAGTAAAACAGGTGAGCGATACCTTCCAGAAGCTGCGATTAAAAGTCTCAGCCCTGCTGAGTACGCTGCTACAACGCGTGCGAAGCGTGCTGGCAAAAAAGCCGGGAAACAATTCGTAAAACAGCCGCCCAAGGTAGCGGCTAAAACAGCAAAATACAGATAGTCAAAGGAACCAAAATGAACCTCGATACCGTTTTGATGTGCGCTCAAATGACTGCACGCCAGCAAATTGCTGCATTGGGTTACGTGGATGCGGATGTCCAAGCCCTGATTGATGAAGTGGAATCCTTGCTGGTCCCAGACGCAGTGGTTGAAGAAGCTCCGGTGGCTAAAAAAACCTCTACCGCGAAGAAGTAATCTATGGCCACCTCCGGCGTCGCTACATTCAACATGGACCTCTCGGAGATCGTAGAGGAAGCGTTCGAGCGTGCGGGTTCGGAGCTGCGCACAGGTTATGACTTGAGGACCGCTCGACGTTCGCTGAACATTATGTTTGCCGAGTGGGCAAACAAGGGTTTGAACATGTTTACGTACGAGCAAGGCAGCATTGCGCTGGTGCCCGGTACGGCGACATACAACCTCCCCGCCGACACAGTCGATCTTTTAGAGCATGTCATCCGCACAGGCGCGGGTAATGCAGCTACGCAAGCAGACCTTACGATCACACGTATCAGTGTTTCTACGTATGCTACGTTACCCAACAAACTGCAACAAGCCCGCCCGATCCAAGTGTGGATCGAACGCTTGACTGACGCCCCAAGAATCACCGTCTGGCCCGTGCCTGACAACTCACAGCCATACACGTTCGTGTACTGGAGACTGCGCCGCATCCAAAACGCTGGGGATGGTGTCAACACAATGGACATGCCGTTTCGGTTTATTCCCGCTATGGTGGCGGGCTTGGCCTACCACTTGGCGTTGAAGCTTCCTAACGGCGGTGAGCGACTGGGTATGCTCAAGCAACAATACGACGAAGCATGGCAGCTGGCCTCGGATGAAGACCGGGAAAAAGCTTCTGTGCGTTTTGTGCCGCGGCAGCAGTACATTGGGGGTACCTTTTAATGGGTAACCGCTTTGCCTCCGGCAAAAACGCGATTGCAGAGTGCGACCGTTGTGGCCAGCGGTATAAGCTCACGCAACTGCGTATGGAGATCATCAAGACCAAGAACTACAACCTCTTGGTCTGCCACGAGTGTTGGGACCCTGACCATCCACAACTTCAACTGGGTATGTACCCGGTTGATGATCCGCAGGGTTTGCGCAACCCACGCCCCGATCGCAGCTATGTGACTTCCGGGCTTACGTCCGATGGTTCTCTGGGTGAAGGTAGTCGAATCTTTCAATGGGGCTGGAATCCGGTTGGCGGCTCCAGTGGTTTCGATGCAGCTCTGACGCCGAATAACTTGGCAATGAGCGTGCAAATTGGTACAGTCACGGTAGTGACCACATAAGGAGCCATCATGGCGTACAAATCAGCAGCAGACGGCATTGCCTCCAAAGGCAAAACACACGCCAAAGTCATGGCCAGCGACGGCCCTACCGCGCCCAACCCTCGTGGGGGCAAAGGTGGCAAAGGTGGTCCTACTGGCCAACAAATGCGTGCCGTTGGCCGCAACATGGCTCGCGCCAACAACCAGAAGTGAGGTCATCATGGCCAAATACAGCCAAAAAATGATGGGTAAAGAAGTTGGCAATGCCAGCGTCTATGCTATGCCCCACACTATGGACGGAAAAACAATGACTAAAGCTCCCGCAGAGTTCGGCACAAACCCCGGTTTTCCCCCAAACCGCAGCAAGCTCGACACGTTGGACCCCAGCGTTGGCCACTTGAGCAAGTCTGCTGGCGATGAGCCGATCAAAACCAGCGGGATCAAGATGCGTGGCGTAGGCGCGGCCACTAAAGGCGTGATGTCCCGAGGCCCGATGGCATGAACTATACCGAGTTGTTTAGCTCTATCCAGACCTACACGGAAAACCAATTTCCGTCGGTGTTCTTGGCCGATGGCTCGACTGTGGCTTTTACGGCGCAGATCGACACCATCATCAAGCAGGCGGAGCAGCGCATCTACAACTCGATGCAGTTTCCAGCGGTCCGCAAGAACGTGACAGGCTCAGTGTCTTCGGCTACGCCGTACTTGTCTTCACCCACAGACTTTTTGGCGGTGTATTCCTTAGCGGTTGTGGATGCCTCTGGCAACTACGTGTACTTGCTGAACAAGGATGTGAACTTCATCCGGGAAGCGTACCCCAACCCCTCCAGCGCGGGTGTGCCCAAGTATTACGCGTTGTTTGGCCCCACGGTAACAGGCGGTGTCATTTCAACTGAGTTGTCGTTTATTCTCGGGCCTAAGCCAGATACAAACTACGCCATCGAGCTGCACTACTACTACTACCCTGAGTCCATCGTGACAGCGGGCAACACATGGTTGGGGGACAACTTTGACACCGTGCTGCTGTATGGGTGTTTGGTTGAGGCGTACACCTTCATGAAGGGTGAGACTGACCTGCTTGCAGTTTATGACGGCAAGTACAAAGAAGCGCTGGCTCTGGCCAAACGTCTGGCCGATGGTATGGAGCGTCAGGATGCGTACAGGTCTGGCCAATACAGACAGGCGGTAACCTGATGGCTTTCACAGGAAACTATTCGTGCAATTCGTTCAAAACGGGCATGATGAACGGGACGTTCAACTTTACGTCCGGCGCGTTCAAGATTGCCTTGTACACGAACAACGCAACGCTTGACGCAACTACTGCGGCTTACACCACCACGGGGGAAGTTGTAGCGGCGGGGTACACAGCTGGCGGTGAGGCGCTGACCGTAACTCAGGTGCCCACAACGGGTGGCTCGGGCACGACGGTGTATGTCTCGTTTAACAACACCTCGTGGACTGGTGCGATCACGGCTCGCGGTGCTTTGATCTATCAAAGCGGCGGCGGGGACCCCGCTGTGTGCGTTTTGGATTTTGGTAGCGACAAGTCCTCATCCACTACGTTTACCGTACAATTTCCAGCAGTGTCGAATACATCTGCGATCATTCGGATTTCTTAAGGAACCCAACATGTCCAACGAACTCGCTCAGTCTACTGATATCGTAGCTTCAGCTCTGGCAACGGCAAAACCTGTCACCGACGGCGCGGGCGCGGCAGGTGTGTACACAATGCAGTGCTTTGACAAAGACGGCAACTTGAAGTGGGAGTCGAGCTCGCACAACTTGGTGGTGAACGTCGGCCTGCAAGACATGAACGACAAGTACTTCAAGGGTGCTTCGTACACTGCCGCTTGGTTCATTGGCTTGTACGGTGCGGGCGCGTCCAACACCCCCGCTGCCGGTGATACCGCCGCATCGCACGCTGGCTGGACTGAAGTGGTGCCGTACAGCAACGCCACACGCCCAGCAGCCACGTTTGGCACGGCTACTACGGCCAACCCCTCGGTGCAAACAAACTCCGCCTCTCCCGCCTCGTTTACGATCAACGCTACCGCCACTGTGGGTGGTGCGTTTTTGATCAGCAACAACACCAAGAGCGGTACTACCGGTATCTTGTTCTCGGCTTCTGACTTCCAAGCTCCCGGCGACCGGGCGGTGACATCGGGGGACACCTTGAACGTGACCTACACATTCAGCTTGACCGCGACTTAATCAGGAGATCAATCATGGCAACCAAGTTTGCAAAAGGCGATACCGTCAAACTCGTTTCGGTCACTCCAGAAGGCCCAGTTCAAGCCCTGCGCATGGACGAAGACGGCAACGTCTCGTATCTTGTCGAGTGGACTGACGCTGAGGGCGACGTTACCCAGCGCTGGTTTGAAGAAGACCAGCTGGCAGCGGCCTAACAGCTAGGCGGGCTCACAGACACCTGCTCCGGCAGGTGTTTTTACTTGGAGATTTGACATGGTTATTGTTTTTGAATTCCACACTCAGCACGGCCTGTTTCGTGACGCCTTGCATTTGGACGACGGGCACACCTTCACGGAAGCTGAAATCGAAGCGATGAAGCAGGCGCGGGTGGACAACTGGATTGCCATCATTGAGTCGCCGCCAACCGACGAAACTCAAGCAATCGAGGAGGCTTAAATGGCGGACAGATTCTGGGTTGGGGGCACGGCCAACTGGGACGGCACTGCTGGAACCAAATGGGCGACCACGTCTGGTGGTGCTGGCGGCGCGGCTATACCCACCAGTGCTGATGATGTGTTTTTTGATGCGGCATCTGGGGCCGTCAATTGCTTAATCTCAACAGGCAACACTGGGGCGCGGTCAATCAACTGCACCGGATTCACCGGAACATTGTCAGGAATCATCGGTATAACGGTTTCTGGCAACGTCACGCTTGCCTCAGGGATGACGTACACCTACACAGGGGGTATTACCCTCAATGCTACAGCGACCATCATCTGTGCAGGCAAAGCTCTTGGCGCTTTAAGTTTTACAGGCACAGGCGCGACTTACACGCTTGGTGACGCTCTGACCGTAACAAACTCAACCACGCTGACCCGAGGCACTTTGGACCTTAACGGATTCACCGCCAGCACTGGGACATTTGTCTCTTCTGCCACCAATACTCGCTCCATTGCATTTGGCAGCTCCAACATTGCGTTGACCAGCACCACCGCTTCTGCCGTCATCATAAGCATGGGGACCACCACCAACTTTACGTGGTCTGGGACTGGCGGATTTACCCGTGTTAACAATACTTCCTCAAGCATAAACATTGGAAGCAGTAGTGGCGCAAGTAGTGCCGCAGCGCTGAATTTTACTGTTACTTCTGGTGCGGGTGCATTTGGAATAACAGCCGGAAGTTCACTGAAAAATTTAAATTTAGCTGGAGCCACCGGTAATGTTTCTGGCGGCAGCGTTAATATGTACGGGGACATAACGCTTGGAAGCGTCGGGGTTTACACCGGCTTTGATGTAATTTTTAAGGACTCTGGCACCCTTACCACCAATACTCAGCAAATCGTTAATTTGACTTGTGATACAGCAGGCGGGACCGTTACTCTAGGGAGTGCGCTAAGCTTAACTGCAATTGATGTTATTTCTGGAAATTTCACGACAAGCGCCAGCAACTATTCAATTTCGGCACTTGCGTTTACATCAACCACCACTAATGTGCGGACGATCAATTTTAATTCCTCCACTGTTACTTTGGATGCTACCGCTGCTTGGAGTATCAACTCCACTAACTTAACTTTAACCGGCACGTACAATTTAGTTTTTACTAACAACGGCATATCATTTTTCGGAGGTGGGCTGTCGTACCATAATGTTTCATTTACAGGAACTAGCGTTACAAGCGCGAGTCTTTTATTCAATGACGCAAACTCTTTTAATACACTGACAATCGGCAGTGCTACAGCCGTCGGGGTTAAGCGGGTTGAGTTTCTTGCCAACCAAACCATAACCACTTTTGTTTGCGCTGGAGGCAGTCTTCAAAGACGCATGGGTCTGTACTCCAGCCCAATTGGGGTGGCGCGAACTTTAACGATTGGCACTTGGACCACAAAATCAAACGTGGATTTTCGCAACATTACCGCTGCCGGTGCCTCTGCCCCATGGTCGGGCACCAGCTTTGGGGACTGCGGCGGCAACACGTCCATCACGTTTGACACGCCCAAAACGGTTTACTGGAACTTGGCTGGAGCGCAAACGGTCTTTGCAGCAGGCTGGGCACTTACCAGCGGGGGCACACCCAGCTTGGCCAATCAACCACTGGCGCAAGACACCTGTGTTTTTGACAACACCGGATCGGTGACCGGCATTATCACGTTTAGCTTGTGCAACATTGGCACGATTGATATGTCGGCAAGAACCAGTGCCATGACGATCAGTGTCGCCAACGCCACTTGCGAAATGTATGGCAACTGGGTCAGTGGGTCTGGAACCACCATCACTGGTGCGCCGAGCTTTAGGGGTGCCTCTCCCCAAACAATTACCAGTGGGGGGAAAAATTTTGGCAACATAGTTGTTTCGTCCTCATCTTCCGTAACGCTTCAGGACGCTTTTACGGGGACGTTTATAACGCTAACCAGTGGGACATTCAATGCGAATGGCTTTAACGTAACCACTACAACTCTCACTTCAAGCGTTAATACCAGCGGCACTGGCACAAAAACGCTTGCCATGGGGTCTGGCACTTGGACAATTCCTGCAAACGGTGCAAACGCATGGAACTTAAGCCCAACCAATCTCACTTTGACAGGAAGCGCCACAATCAGCATGACAAGCGCTTCCAACAAAACTTTTAACAGCACTGGGTTGACCGGATACGCAAATACTACGGTGAATCAAGGCGGTTCTGGGCAATTAACTTTTGTTGGCTCCAACACGTTTGCGAACATAACCAACACGTACAGCGCAACAGGCGCAACAACCGTACTGTTTACTGGTGGCACAACCAACGAGTTCACCGCATTTAACTTGACCGGTGAGTCTGGCAGAACCTGTACGCTCGGGTCAACGAGTATCGTTCAGGCAACTTTAAGAAAATCGGGGGCGTGGAACGTAGGTGCAAATTCCACCGACGGCGGCAACAACACTGGGTTGAGTTTTACTGCCGGTGGCGGCATTGACTTTTTGGCGATCAGCTTCATAAACGGCATCACTTCTGGAACCGTATATGCGTCTTCTGTTTCGGAATCCGCAAGCGGTGTTGACGCGGTTTCGTCCATCCTTTCGCCTGTCTACGCTGCGTCTGTTGCAGAAACCGCAAGCGGTGTTGACACTATTCTGTCAACCCTTTTGGCTACATACGCTGCGTCTGTTGCAGAAACCGCAAGCGGTGTTGATGCAGCTTCGTCCGTCCGTCTTTCTATCAGCGCGGTCACGGAGTCTGCTAGTGGGGTAGACACCGCTTCAGCATTTGCTGCCTTTCAACGTGCAGTGGCCGAGTCTTCAAGCGGTGTTGATGCTTCTTCAGCCCTAGCCCCTCTCGGTAGCACCGTATCTGAAACAGCCAGCGGTATCGACGCCGCAACCAGCACCGCAGTGTTTATCGCCGCTCTGTTGGAGTCTGCGTCTAGCCTAGACCGCGTTGCGTTCCTCGGCTCCGTGTTCAATACGGCTGTTTCAGAAAACATCGCCGCGCTGGATTTATTCAGCGCCCTGTACCTTTGGAACTTGATTGATGACAGCCAAACGCCAAACTGGCAAAATGTGAGCAACGCACAGTCGCCAACGTGGGCCAACATCGACGCCACTCAAACGCCGGGGTGGACCCCGACCAATACGTAAGGAACGCTCATGCCAAGTACATACTCACCCAACCTTGCCATCGAACTGATCGGCACAGGAGACCAAGCAGGTTCTTGGGGCGCATCCACGAACACCAACCTTGGCACGCTGATCGAACAGGCTATATCTGGGTATGTGACTCAGACTATTACCAACGGCGCTGACACGGTCATCACGATTCCTAACGGTTCCACGGGCGTTGCCCGGAACATGTTCATCGAATGCACCGGTGCTCTAACCGCAGCGCGTAACCTGATTGTCCCTGCCAACAAAAAGCTGTACTTCATTTTCAACAACACCACTGGGGGCTTTGCAGTCACAGTGAAGGTCAGTGGCCAGACCGGCGTCTCAGTCCCTAACGGGGCAAAACTGCTGCTGGTATCCAATGGTACGGATATTGTTAACGCCATCAACACCATCAACCTGTCTTCAGCGCTGACGGTCCCTTCCGGTGGTACGGGCGTTGCCACCTTGTCTGGCGTTGCTTTTGGTAACGGTACAAGTGCTTTCACAGCGGCTACTGGGGCGCAGATCGCTTCAGCTATCGGTGCTACGGCGGTTACGAACGCCACAAACGCCACCACTGCCACGAACACCACGCAGATCACCAACGCGGGTGGGTGGAACGTGACGCCGTCGGGCACCAAGCTGTTTTTCAACTACAACGGCACCAACGTCGCGTCCCTCAGTTCTACCGGTAACCTCATTGTCTTGGGTACCGTGACTTCCACCGGTACCCCTTAATAGGAGCAACAAATGCCAGCAACCCTTAACAATACGGGCGTGCTTTACAACGACGCCACACAGCAGAACACAGCGTTTGTCGGTGCGGCTAACGTACAGGTGTTTACCGCAAGTGGGACTTTTACCGTACCTACAGGCATTACCAGAGTGATGGTTACCTTATTTGGTGGCGGAGGTGGTGGCTCTAACACCAGCCCACAACGAGGGGCTGTTGGCGGCTTTGGGCGGGCTGTCCTTACAGGGCTTACCCCCGGAGCTTCTATTACAGTGACTATCGGCGGCGGCGGTGCTGGCGTTTCTGGGGTGGCAGCATTTTCAACTTTTGGCGGCACCGGTGGCACCACTTCGTTTGGGGCACTTGCCTCTGCTACTGGCGGCGGCGGCTCCAATGCTAATACTCGCGGCGCAATTGGTACTTTTACGACGACGGGCACGCTCATACAAAGAACTAACGGTAGCGTTGGGGAATCCATTGGATTTAATAACGGGGGTGCGAACCTTGGGGGTAACGGTTCGACATGTTGCGGTGGCCCCATTAATGCTGGCGGAGGCGGGGGTTCGGGGATGAGTGGTGGCGGTGGTGGGGGTTCTAGCGGCGGTGGGGGTAGTGGGGGTCTCGCCCAAGGCCCCGGCGCGGATGGCTCCGCCGGTGGTACTAGCGCTGGCGGTGCTGGTGGTGGTTCCAATGGTGGCGCGGGCGGCATTGCCGGTAGTGCCCGTGGCGGTGGCGGTGGCGGCACTGGCGGTCTGATTGTTCAATGGTAAGGAGAGAATAATGTCCGTTGCTTTGATTTCCCCTATTGAGCCTCGTGAAACAGGATACCGTGTGGCCGAAGTGGCAAACGCACCTTTCGAGGTCGCGCCTCCGTTGTTCTGGGTTGAGTGTGCTGACGATATCGTTGCAGATGTCTACTGGTACGACTTTTCCAACGGGTCGTTTGTACTGGTGCCGACGCCGCCTGAGTTAGAACAACCCACGGTAAGCGGAGCGCAGACGCTGTGAACATTGCAACTCTTCGCTTTCAAGTAGTACAAGACGGCACCACGCTGAACGTGTACCACGCTTCCAAGGGCGAGGGTCTGCCAAGGCACGAGCACGTTTTCTCGCACTTGACTATGTGCCACGCAGGTAGCTGCGTTGTTCGCAATGAGCGCCGTGAGTTGGTGATGACCAAGAACACCCAGCCAGTGAATTTGCTGGCCAACGAGTGGCACGAGCTCGAAGCATTGGAAGACGGCACAGTCTTTGTCAATGTGTTTGCTGAAGAAAAATCTTGAAAGATTTTTATGATTGACATAACCAAAGCCATTGGTGCAGTTGCCGCAACCGTTGCGGCACTGGGGGGCAGCTACACGCTAGCCGACAAATTTGGATGGTTTGATCGAGCCATTATTGAATGGACTCCAGAGCATTTTAAAATTGTGGCCGAGGCGGGAGAGCCTATCAACGTCACAGTTGCTCGGATCAAAAAACGTGATGACTGCTCTGTCGAGAGTTTTACGCCAAGCATTCGTGACGCGGCGGGCATGGTGCATGAAGCGACTACCACCGCAAGCAAGTTCAGCGGCCCAGCGGGACCTGAGATTGACACCTTCACGTATCAGCTTACGATGGTACGAAAGGAAAAAATTGCTGATGGCAAAGCAACTTTGCTTGCGACTATTAAGTACAAGTGCCCAGAGGGTGAGCGCGTTGTTCAGTATCCACGCCACCCTAATCTAAGTTTTGACCTAAAGGGATAACTGATGAACCTGAGCGACCTGAACCCATTAGCGGCTATCGGCGGCAAGTTGATCGACCGATTCCTGCCTGACCCAGCCGCAGCCGCCGCTGCAAAGCAGGAGTTAGAGCAGATGCGGGAGAATGGTGAGTTGGCTCGGATGGCCAATGAGACCAAAGTGCTGGAAATCAGCAACGCCAACACCGACAGCGCTCGGGGCATGAACGCCAAGATACAAGAGTCCGCCGCCGCTTCGTGGCTGGCCAAGAACACGGCCTACGCTTTGGACATTGGTATCGTGTCAGCCACCATCTTCTTGGCATGGTTTGCCTTCATAAAAGGTGTACCGGAAAACAACAAAGAGCTGGTGTACATGGCGTTGGGTTCGCTCATCACTATGTCGGGCACCGTATTGAACTTTCACCGTGGCAGTTCGCAAGGCTCTAAAGATAAAGGTCTTGACCTGCAAAAACTTAAGGACGAGAAATGAAAGCCAACTTCGACGCTGCGCTCAAAGCCATCCTCCACCATGAAGGGGGCTACGTCAACCACCCCGCCGATCCGGGCGGTATGACCAACCTTGGCGTGACCAAGCGGGTCTGGGAAGAGTGGGTTGGCCATGAGGTCGATGAAAAGACTATGCGGGCACTGACACCCGAGATCGTTGGCCCCATGTACAAAGCCAAATACTGGGACAAGATCAAGGGCGACGAACTGCCGACCGGTGTAGATTACGCTGTGTTCGACGCTGCTGTGAACAGCGGTCCGGGCCGTGCTGCTAAGTGGCTGCAAGGCTGCGTTGGCGTAGAGCAGGATGGCGGTATCGGTCCCAAGACGTTGGCGGCTGTGGCCAAGTTTGACCCTGCCGAGCTGATTGAGGACTACGCCAAGCGCCGCCTGTCCTTCTTGATGGATTTGCCCCACTGGGGTACATTTGGGAAGGGCTGGGGCCGTCGCGTGGCGGAGGTACAAACCGTAGCCTCATCTATGACTGCGTGAGGTAAAACGTGCCGCTCCAAAAACTTGCCCTCAGACCCGGTGTAAACCGAGAAAACACGTCCTACGCTAATGAGGGCGGGTGGTATGAGTCCGAAAAAATTCGCTTTCGTTCTGGCCAACCTGAAAAGCTCGGCGGCTGGACTCGTGATACCGGGACTGTTTCTTCAAACGTGTCCACTGTCGCCAACTACGGGGTACAGTACACCACCACAATGCCTGCGCCCCCTTCCGGCACGCTCTGGGGCATCTGTCGTTCAATGTGGAACTGGGTTACGTTGGCTGGCAACAACCTGCTGTCTTTTGGCACCAACCTGAAGTTTTACATCCAGAACGGTGTCAATGGCTCGTACTACGACGTTACGCCTATCCGCAAAACCAGCACTGCGGTGGCTAATGCGTTCACTACCGTGAACCTTTCTCGTGTTGTGACAGTGAACGACCCGGCGCATGGCGCTCAAGCAGGGGACTTTGTCACGATCACAGCTACTTCTGGGGCGGTCAACGGCATCCCTGCGGCAACGATGGGCACCACAGCAGCGCCTGTGATGTACCAGATTTCAGGCACAAACCTGACCGCCAACACATACGAGATCACGGTTGCAACTGCGGCTACGTCTTCGGGCACATCAGCTGTTACAGCGACGTTCACATACGAGATCACTTCGGGTAATGACATCTATTCTGTAGCTATAGGCTGGGGCGCTGGCGGCTGGGGCGGCGTAACAACTGGGTACCCAAGCACGGGCTGGGGGTTGGCGGCGGCGGCTGGTGGGGTCGGGGTCGGATTGCGTTTTTGGAGTGAATCAAACTTTGGCGAGAACCTGATCTTCAACCCTAACGGTGGTGGTATCTACTTGTGGGCTGCTAATGTGTCGCCCTCCGTATTCGACCGTGCGCAGCTGCTTGCGGCCAGTGGCACAGTAACGATAAAAAATGGTGCGGGTACAAGCTCCACCACAGTATCCATTGATGCGACCTGTCCGTCCGCGACCAATTACGTCATGGTGTCCGATGCCTCGCGCTTCATCATTGCCTTTGGCACCAACGACCCCACAGGGGTTTACGCCACAACTGCTTTGGACCCCATGCAGATTCGTTGGTCTGATCAAGAGAGCTTTGCTACTTGGACCCCGGCCATCACCAACCAAGCGGGTGACTACCGACTGAGCCACGGTTCTGCTATCTACACAGCCATCCAGTCTCGCCAAGAAATTGTGGTGTTCACTGACAGCGCTGTGTACTCTATGCAGTATCTTGGGGCTCCGTATGTCTGGGGCTTCCAGCTGCTGGAAGACAACATCTCGATCATTGGCCCCAATGCAGTGACGGTTGCGTCCAACGTGGTCTACTGGATGGGCATGGACAAGTTCTACGTCTACACGGGCCGCGTGCAGACCTTGCCGTCTACACTGCGGGAGTACGTTTTTACCGACATCAACTTGCAGCAAGGGTTCCAAGTCAACTCTGGCACTAACGAGGGCTACAGCGAAGTCTGGTGGACGTACTGCTCTGCCAACTCCAGCGTCACCGACCGGTACGTGATCTTTGATTACTTGGACAATGTCTGGTACTACGGTACATGGAACAACTACGCGGGCACTCCTCAAGGGCGCACTTCATGGCTGGACAGTTCTTTGCGCAGCTACCCCATGGCGGCAACCTACGGCGCACCAACAACCACACCGTCTCGTACATCGGGCAGCACTACCTTGGTCTACCATGAGAACGGTACAGACGACGGGGCCAACGCTACTGCAACACCGATCGTGGCGTACGTGCAGTCCTCGGACTTCGACATTGGGGATGGCCACAACTTCGGTTTTGTCTGGCGCTTGATCCCTGACTTGACCTTTGACGGCTCGTTCGTCAACACCCCAACCGCTTACTACACCGTGCGCCCCCGCACGTTCCCCGGTGCCAACTATGGCAACGCAAACAACCCCGGCGTGACCAGCACCCAGAACTATGCTGGCCAACGAACCTATGCTGTGCAGCAGTTCACCGAGCAGGTCTATGTTCGTATCCGCGGTCGTCAGATGGCGTTCAAGGTGAGTTCTGGTACACCCGGTTCGATTACGGACGGTCTCGGCGTGCAGTGGCAGTTGGGTGTACCTCGTATTGACATTCGACCAGATGGGCGGCGCTGATGAGTCTGCCACTTTTCAGATCACAGGCGCTGGTTGCGCCTCAGCAGCCCCGCCTTCCATCGGCACCGGAGCAGTACAACCCGCAATACCAAGACCAGCTCAACAATATTTTGCGGCTGTACTTCAACCAGCTCCAGAACTTCAACCAGCTGTTTACAACCAACACGGGCGGGGCACTGCTGCAATTCCCTTACGGGGCTTTTTCTAGTGATCAAGACCAGACCACTACGGCAAATACAGCTACTTTGATGACGTTGAACACCACGGATTTTTCCAACGGTGGTGTAACCATCAGCTCTTCAAAAATTACAACGACCACTCCCGGCACATACAACCTTCAGTTCAGCACCCAGTTTCAAAACACGGACACAGCTTTTCAAGATGTTTACATCTGGCTGCGCCAAAACGGCACGGACATTCCCGGCTCAACGGGGTTTGTATCTATTGCAAATAGACACGCGGGTACGGACGGACACGCAATTGTTGGCTGGAACTACTTTATTCAGATGCAGGCCAACGACTACGTAGAAATTTACTGGTCTGTTCCTAATACCGCTGTAAGCATCCAGCATCTTGCTGCTTCCGGCACGCCGACCAAGCCATCCACCCAGTCTGTCGTAGTCACACTCTCATTTGTCTCGGCCTTGTACCCACCGCCTTGACATGCTAAAGTTCGTTACTCCCCATTTTCAGAGGCACCCATGAGCCTGCACATTGCTGCCCAAAATATGGCGTCCAAGGGCCGAGGCCCTGATGACACGCTTATCCACATGTCCCGCGATGAGGTCAAAAGCCTCAACGATCTTGCGATGGCGCATGGTGGGCACCTGACTATCAACCCGGATACGGGTTTACCCGAAGCTGGCTTTCTCAAAAGCATCCTGCCCATGGTTATTGGCGCGGGTCTTTCTGTTGCCTCTGGCGGTACGCTCACCCCTCTGATGGCCGCTATGATAACGGGCGGGGGTTACGGCGCGGCCACCGGCAGCTTGAAAAAAGGTCTGATGGCTGGTCTCGGCGCATACGGCGGCGCTGGTCTAATGGGTGGTTTGAGCGCTGCGGGAACTGCCGCCGCTGGTGCTGGTGAAGGTTTGGCTGGCGCTGCTAGTGAGGGTTTGGCTGGCGCTGCTGGGGAAGGCTTGGCTGGTGCTGCTGCCGAAGGCGTTCAAGTAGGAGCTCCAATCGTAGACAGTGCGAATCTTTCCCAGACAGGGGCTAACTTTTTTGGTTCCCCCGGAACGCCCACACTTACCGCGGCCCCTGCAGCTCCCGTTGCAGCTCCCGTTGCAGCTCCCGTTGCAGCCCCTGCACCTATGGTACCGCAGACAGACATGCTCGCTGGCATGGACAGAGTGGCTATGGAGAACCCGGCAGTTAGCGGATTCCAAGCGCAAAATACCGGCTCAATGGCAAACGCACAGCGGGGGCTGTCTGGGCTTATGAATAACCCAGCTTCGCGTGATGCGTTCATGACCAAAATGGGCGGTGCTCCCGGGCTTCTCCAAACAGGGATGATGGCAGCGGCCCCAGCGCTTATGGGTGGCCAAAACCAAGACGGGTACAAAGGCAGTGGGCCTAACCCGTACGAGTATTCGTACGACTACAGAACTGGTTCATATACCCGCCAAGCTCCCGGGTACCGGGATGCACAGACTGTTACGCCGCCACGGGCTATGGCTATGGGGGGTCTGACGGCTTTTGCCCGAGGGGGTCAGAGCCATTTGGGGGATTACTCGGACGGCGGTCGTATGTTGCGCGGCCCCGGTGACGGCGTGTCTGACTCGATCCCCGCTACGATCGGTAACAAGCGCCCTGCTCGTTTGGCCGACGGCGAATTTGTTGTGCCTGCTCGTATCGTGTCTGAGCTTGGCAACGGCTCATCTGAGGCCGGTGCGCGTAAACTTTACGCCATGATGGACCGCGTGCAGCGCGCACGCAAGAAATCAATCGGTAAAAACAAAGTGGCTGTAAACAGCCGCGCTGCCAAACTGCTGCCCGCATGATTGAGTACGCTGTAGAAGACCCCGCCACCTTCATCGAGGAGCTGAAGGAAGTCATACCGCTGCATTACGACGAGTTGTGCGTTACCAAAGACTTTCCACTCCTCCCCGACTATGAAGGCTACGGAAGGCTCTACGTGGCAGGTATGCTGCGCTGTGTTACTGCGCGGGACGAGAGTGGGCTAATTGGTTACGCTATCTTTATTGTGCAACCGCATCTACACTACAAGTCTTGCAAAACGGCATTTGAGGATATCTACTTCCTCAGAAAAGAACATCGACTGGGGCGCACGGGTATTCGCTTGTTCCAGTTTGCGGAAGAAGCCTTGCGTGCAGATGGTGTCAACCGCATCATCATGCACACAAAAATCCATATGGACAATTCACGGCTGTTTGAGTATCTTGGCTACAAGCATACGGACAAGCTGTACACAAAAATTTTGAGCACGGAGCAATCATGAGCTACTCCCGCCGACAACTCGAAGCGATGGGTGAACCCCTTGGCGAATCCGTAACCCGCAAAGAAGGCGGGCGCATTGTCTATGGTGGCGGCGGCGGTGGGGGCGGCGGCGGTAACCAAACAACAGTTACAGACCTGCCTGATTGGGCCAAGCCGACCGCTCAGCGCAACCTTGGCAAAGCCGAAGCGCTCACTACTGACAAGCCGTACCAAAGCTATGGTAACTGGGCAAAGCAGGAGGGGATCGACCCCAACCGTGTGGCGGGGTTTACAGGCTTGCAAAATACGGCGTTTCAAGGCGCACAAAATCTTCAACCCTCTCAGGGCCTACGCCCCGCGATGGGCATTGCTGGCGCTGGTGCTATGGGCAGTCTGGGCGCAGGGCAAAATTACATGAACATGGCGACCGACCCCGGCTCTATGCAGGGGTTCATGTCTCCGTACATGCAGAATGTGGTCAACTCGCAAATGCAGGAGGCCAACCGGAACTTCGACATTTCTGGTACCCAGCAGGCGACAAGAGCTACACAAGCGGGAGCCTTCGGGGGTTCTCGTGGCGCGATCATGGCCGCGGAAAACGAACGTAACCGCAACACTGCACTGGGTGGTATCCAAGCCCAAGGCTTGCAAAGCGCGTTCCAAAACGCTCAACAAGCGCAGCAGTTTGGCTCCCAGCTTGGCTTGCAAGGTTTTGGCCAAGCCATCTCTGGCGCTGGTCAGCTGGCCAACATCGGCACCCAACAGTTCGGGCAGCAGAAAGACATCCTTGATCTGCAGAATCGGTTTGGTGGCCAACAGCAAGCCAACGAACAGGCCAAGCTCGGCTACAACATGCAGGACTACTCTGCTGCGCAGCAGTACCCGTATCAGCAGCTGTCGTTCTTGTCGAACATCCTTCGCGGCACTCCTATGGGCGGTGTCAGCACTATGTACAGCGCTCAACCAACTACGGCCCAAAACATCGCGAGTTTGGGTATGGGCGCTTACGGTATGGGCCAGCTCATGAGAGCCGAGGGCGGTACCGTTTCCTCCTACGCTGG